TGCATTGGACACCGGATTGTCTGAGTCGTACCTGTCGCAGTTAAAGCATGGGAAAAAGAACAATCCGTCTCGCGATGTCATAGCTAAGATATGCGGAGCGCTTGGAGTGTCTTTCAATGAAATGGTCCAGAAGGGGCGCGGTACAACCACGCCCGCGCCAGACTCCGACCGGCAACGCTTACACGCTCTCCTGGACCAGATACTGACACACGGCTCCGATGCACAGAAGCAGCTCGTCAAGTTGGCGATTGAAGGGGCAACGCATCTTGGCACTCATTATGGACACGCCGGACACGTCGAGAAACCACCGGGAGAACCAGGCCACCCGGCCCCTCTCCGGCGTGGCACGCGAGGACGGAAGGCAATCTGATTATACTATACTAAAGGAGGAAGAAACGACGTTCGTACGCAAAAAGGAGGAACACCATGAGGTATATTACACTTTTTATGGCCTGCCTTTTTATCATGGCGGCGTCGCCGGTCCAGGCATGGGATGACGACTGGAACAGTACATACCGGCGCGGCACGTCCTACAGCAGTTCCAACGAAGATGAGCGGGACGGATACCGGCGCGGCATGCTCCACCAGCAACAGGAAGATGACCGGTTTCAGCGTGATCCTATGCGTATCAATCCCAGGGACGAACAAACCCTTGGTGATCCCGCAAAAGCAAAGCCGCGCGGAAGCAGGTCGTTACTGTACTAATGGCAATAACGTATGTCAGGGATGGTGACAAGCCCGGTGAGGCGGTCTGGAGGGTAGATTGGCGACCGGACGGGCGAAATGGTGTCCGTCGCCGGAAGCTCTTTGAAGGTACTTATGATGAAGCAGTGCTGTATGAACAGGCGATCCGGGAAGAAATCGGCCTCAGATCGCATCGTGTCGAGGAATACAAACGCCTGATCGACTGTTACCCCGAATACCTGATATGGCATAAACAATATAGGTCTCCCCGGACACACGCAGACTTTAAGTTGTCCTGGGAAAAGTCGCTCAAGGACCACTTCGGGCTACTGCGGGTATCAGATATTCGCCCCCGGCACATTACGTCGTTTGTTTCACAACGTGATAAAAAGCGGGCGAACGAGAAAGACATATATTATTTACGGGCTTTCATTCGATGGATGGTGGAACAGGGCTATGCGGCGCCGCTTTCGTTCCGGCCCCAGGTGCCGAAATACAACCGGCCACTGCCCCGGACACCGACCCCGGACGAGGTCCGGGCGGTACTGAAGGAGATTAAAGACCCCCTGAAGCGGGCACTGGTCATTCTTATGTGGTCGTCGGGCATCAGAATATCGTCGGCCCTGGCCCTCCGATGGGAGCATATATATAAGGATAGTTTTGTCGTCACCCTGAAGGGCGGCCGGCAGTCTATTCTTCCCCTGCCGCCGGAGTTCATGAAGCTGGTGGATCGGAAGGAAAGAGGGGTTGTGTTCCCCTGGAAGAGCATCAAGGGCACACTGAAGGGGGCCAGCAAGCGGGCGGGCATCGGGTACACCATGACCCATCACATGCTTAGACATGCCTATGCCACGGATACCCTGTCGGCTACCGGGGATCTCCGGTTGGTCCAACAGGCATTAGGACACGAGCAAATAACCACGACGACCATTTATGCTCAAGTACAACAACAGCGGTTATCCGAAGCGGCTGACCTGGTGCGGGCCCTGAGAAACAGGGGCGAGGTCCACGTGGACCCTAAAGGCCAACAGAATACATAAGACAATTCATATAGTTCTGGAGCAGAGAACATAATTCGTAATCAGTAGGTCCGCGGTTCAAATCCGCGCATCGGCTCCATGAAATCAAGGGGTTAGGCATTACACCTAACCCCTTTATTACAGTCAAAAGGTCCACAAAGAGTCCACAATTTTACTTATTCTTAATTCTGGCAATTCTTTCTTCAATCTCAGCTTTTTGAGATTCCAGGCTTGCCAGCTCATCCTCCGGCTTAGGTTCGGGAATCAGAGTGGCCGTGATTTCGGCATCAATCGAGGGGACGTCTATCCGTGGGTATTCCGTAAACTCATCCCCATCTTCGTTCTTGACAAGGCGCGGCTCTTTTGAAGTGTCCTCAACCGACGAGGGGAAGATGCTGCCTCCCTTCAGTTCCGGATATTTCCTTCTGATTATCCGCAATAGCGCCTTCTCCGCTGCCCTGATCGCTTCCTCTTCACTATTCGCTTCCTTCTGTGTTGAGGCAGTGATATTTTTGTACTTTATGGTTATATTATATTTCATAAATGCCTCCTTCCTTATAATGAATCCCAATACTCCTGGAACGTAAGTAAACGCATTAGGCGAATACGGTAATCGTAGTCCTGGTAAGCCGAGGAAGCATAGCCCGTACTCATCCTGGTGTAATATGCCATCATCGATGTAGAAGCAGTCGAACTCCAATACGTTTCTTCCTCGTATTCTTCACCAACAGGCAAATTAGCTTTTGTGGTGTACAACGTATTAAATTGATCCTTTGCCGGTATAAACCAGTCGTCATACCCGCCTAGACTTGCCGCGTTAGCGGCGGCGGAAAAGGCGCCGATTTCCGAATCAGCATGTGCTTCCAATGCCGCGGTATTTGCCGCGCCGTCGGTGCTGCTTGTCGGGTAACCACTGTCAAAACTTGGATCACTCCAATTTATCGCCGTGCTCTCTCCACCACTCTTTGGTGCTACGATCATCAGTGTATAGTTTTTAAACGAAAGATGCACCAGTGTGCCGCCGGCGGCAGCATCACCCAGTTCAGGAAGGGGAAAATCGGTAGCCCAGTCAGGAACCGCGGTCTCGATTTCATAGGTCACGGTAAGCTGCGCACCGCCGGGAACATTAACGGGGAGGTCCAGGAGGTCATAGGACAGGAGATATTTACCAGTGTCCAACTGATAGAAGATTCCCCCTTGCCAAACAAGGCCAGCGTTGGCAACCTCTATGGCGTCCCCGGAATTGTTATTGAATATCCGTGTAATGGTCTGTGTGTGTTTCCCGGTGATTGAATCATACGACGTAACCGGCGCTGACTGAGCCTGATAGTAAAGCTGGTCAGCATCATTACCATGAGCAACCAGGTCCTCAAGCTCATATCGGTACGCATGAAAGGCACTGGTGCCTGTACCGACCTGAATACCAAATGAATTATTGGCTCCACTGTTGTAATAACCATCCCCAGCGAAAGAAATATCCCGAACCGGAGGGTAAGAACTTGCCGTAACACTACCACTCGTAGTAACGCCGAACCTGTTGTATGCCTCGGTTCCACCATCGCTCACGCAATCCAGCATAACGCCATTCATCAACCACCAGGCATTACGTGTCCACGAATGTCCTTCTTCACGACGATCTTCGAGTATGATCCCGTTCCGCTCGACTGTGATACTGAGCCAGAGTCTCGGCATGCGTTTGTTTAAATTTAAATGCAGTTTCTTAAATTCCTGTTCTTCTCTCGTATTTAACGGCATTATGTTCCTCCTTCTATTTCGTTGTCCGGAAGGCTCCCCTCAAGCCCCCATTTATGAGCAAGGTAGCCTTCAATTTTTTCATAATCATCAAAGGCAACAATAATCTCCGAGATAGCCCCTTCCCAATAGTTCGAAGATAGAGCCGATTGATACCCAATTTTATAAGTTCCGTCGGAAGTAATGGCGGCTATAGTCCCTGCAAACTCCCCTCCACTAAGCAGACTTGCGTTTTTTTCAATCCTTACATACGTATCTATTATCTTTTTAACCGCAAGAATACTTAGGGGCTCCCCTCCGGCAAGATCATAGGTATAATGATCCGAATGACCAGATACAGCCCCGTTTCTAAAAAAGAAATTCTGTCTGTCTGAACGAGGATAGGACGCCAAAGCAATATGGGAACCAAAATGGAACAAACCATTATAAACTACTTCAGATGGTACTGCATCATGAGAAGCCACAACAAAAATACCAATAGATTTGTCGTGTATCCCAATCGGCTCACCTGAAAGATAATTATTACTAAACTCTATCGTTTTTAATAGCGAATTATAAATAGGTTGCAGTGTATCAGTTAGTTGAACAGCATGATTATCATTACCGCTTTTATCATCCCATTGCTCAACATGATCCGATCCATCCAGTGTAATCGTGCTACTGTCAGACGCATCCAGCCACAGGGCAGTAGTAATGTCATCGGGAGTCCATGCTGCTATCTCCGTCCACTGATGATCATACAATCGACTACGACCCGAAAAAAGCAGGTGCCCCTTCTGATTAAGGTCGTACCCGAAGAATCTGTCTCGCAACCGCTTCATTTTATGAATCCGCACGTCTGCCGTTCCCGCGAACGCCTTCACCGTTGCCTCGTTCTGCAAGAGGAACCCCGGCACCACCGGCACAAGCCCTTCCTTCGAGGGAATCTCTATAATGATATTGTTTTCCGTATTAGCGTCCCCAAATTCAACGGTCAATGTCACTGCCTCGGTATGATTGTTCTGCGCCCAGAGCCAGACTTCATCAAACGTCCCTGCTGTAGTTCCGGCGACAGCGGTATGGATTGCCGTTCCTGGCGTTGCTGTAGCGGCAACCTCAATCCCTTTCCCGTCGGTGCTTCCTGATAATTTCCTCTTCACTGCTACTGACATTTTATGCCTCCTTAATCATCTGTGGCGAACAACTGGTTAGATAAAACGTCGCTCGAAGCGTCGTACAGCGGATCGAACGGATTAAATCCCCAAGCAACCCATTGTGAGCCTAAGAACGCCCACTGCGCGTATAAATACACCGGCAGGTCGCCAATGGTAAACGTATCATCTTCATCGTAGTGTGTACCACTCCCATCCGGTATGGTATCCCACCCAGCAAATTCATAGGCAGATCGTGCGAGTGTATTCTCGCCAAGCACTGTGACGGTATCATCTTCGGTATATACGTTTGCGTCGGTCGGCGGATCGCCGCTTGTTGAATTGTTCCCCAGGTACGTAACCACAATATCGCCGTACCACATTGCGTAAAACGTTGTTGCCTCATTGATAGTGTACTCTCCCAAAACAGCAACGACTGTCCCTGAACCATCAGTCTTTGTATTCCAATGCCCGAAAGAATAACCACTTTTTACTAGTGTCCCTGGCCCCTCCGCTGTTACTGTATCTCCCGCTCCATAATACCCGTCGTCGGTCGGCACATCTCCCCCCGTGTTGAAATGCCCGTCATACTTAACCCAATCGGGGTAGCGCAACATGGTTTCTACAGCTACGCTCGGTAGAGAAAGTACGGAAAGCTCAATCGGTCCTTCGGAAACGGGAGATTCAGCTATAACGCTGGTACTAGTAACCTCTTCAGAGGGAGGCTCAGGCACACTAAGGAAAAATATCGTCGGTACCCAAAGTGAGTATAAGGTGACATCATGCGAGGGCATCTCAAGCGTTTCTTCAGGCAAATATAAATCTCCGCTCCCATCAGGCTCGGTGTTCCACCCGTTCCACCAATGGTATTCCTTTTCAAGAGTTCCCTGCCCCTGTATCCCCGCAGATTCACCGGCTGAATGACGTGTGTACTGCGTTACCGGCTCTCCCGAGTCCTCTCCGTTCCCGTCGTAGTACAAGTAATACAGCAGTTCTGCCATATTGCTTGACGGGAAGAAGAACATTACATGCTCGCTTATGACGTGTCCGACCGCTTGTGCGCGGGCAGGAGAAGGAGGAACACTTTGTATCAACCCTCCCGGAATTGCGGAATCAACATACAACATATTACTGTAGCCCTCTCGATGCACCCATGACCACGCTGCGTTGTAAACGAAACTGCCGGGGAGAATAAACTGGCCGCTCTCATTGCCGGCCATATTTGCCGCAGCGATCCACAAGCCCGGCAATGTGTACATCGACGAGGCATTGGCCTTATACAATTTTCCATCCTCGTACATGAAACAAATATCTTTAGCAGAAAGGGACTCTCCCGCCGTCATCATGCAGTACGGTCCATCAAAGCCCGAGGCAATAGATTCATTGTACCGGCGCATTTCCGAAACAGAACGGTCCTCATCGACCACAAGCGTCTTACCGCCAGCGGAAGCGGAAAAGCCCGATTCCAACGTGGTGAGCATCAGGTTGTGCGCTACTTGAATGAACGTAACGTCGCTGGTGTCTATAATGCCATCATCCGCGATGGAACATACCCACCCGGTATCACAATATGCGGTGCCTTGAGACACGAGGACAAAGAGCAGGACAAGTTTTGTCCAGGAATTAGCCTCGTCAGAACGCACCCACGCATTGTTAGATACGACATACACGCCGTTCTGTGAAGCCAGCGCCTGATTATGCACAAGGACAACATCGCCGGGAACAACGGAAACACCATCAACCTCCTGCGGCCCCCATAAAAATATATTCTCGGTAGTAGCAACGCGCGCAAAGGCCAGCCCCGGTAGACGCCCCTCGAGATTCACATTGTCAAGCCCCGACAAATCTTCTTTCCAGCGCATAAACCGCCCGGCCTGGGGGGTCGGAAGCGTTAAGCCCGTGAACGTGGAGAACCGTTCAAATTGTATCGTTCTGTCCAACGCGCGCTTTAACTGCTGGAGCAGCATCACAGCATGGTCAAGGCTATTTTCCACGGTCTGCGAAGGAAATGCGCTTTTGTACGACAGGTCTGTTTCCTGCGTGAAGTCTCTTTCCCTGATGATATGCAGGGTATAACTGCACCCATACGCCAGAGACGTAACAACATTCCCGCCGTCGGCCCACGATGCCCCGGATCGTTCCACGGTATAATCGTCGCCCAGGGTCAGGGTCGTTTTCGCTCCACTGACTTCTTCCAGGACAACGTCCAGGTCATCTTCGCTCAACACGGCGAAGGAAAACGGGAATATGGATTGTTCCCCGTCGCACGCATAAGAAATAGTTGAAGTCTCTGACGTAACCGCCATTTATTCCCCTCTTGTCATCCATTCTCGTATAGCCGCTTTGTCTGCCTCTGCTTCCTTCCAAGCACGGCGATAGGCTTCTTTCCAATCGCGCCACCAGTCCAGCAGATCACCTGTTGTCATCGTCTCCGGTACGAGGGGAGGCTCAGGTTCAGGGATCGGCTGTACCAGCATTTCCGGTGGATACATCCTGGTCGTCTGTGTCTGCGTTACCACCTGTCCGCTCCCGCAACCACTTAAGATAAGCAGTGGGGGCAGGTATAGAAAGATAAGCATCAACTTCTGCGCTCGCTTTTCTAAGGCTCGCAATTTCCTCATCCTTTCTATGTATTCTCTCTTCTGCCTCGAGTTCAATTTCTTTTTGCCTTTCAATTCGATTGGCAAGGAGTTGTTCGATCCTTTCTCGTTCTGCTCGTTCCGCCTGAAGAGAGTCAAGAATGCTTTGATTAGCTTGTTGAGCAATTTCATAGTTTCCCTCCGCTAAGTCTCGTTCTGCTTGTGCTACCTGCCCGGAGTACCAAAGCAGAGCGATAAGGAATAAAACCCCTACACCTACACCGATCTGGATGAGTAATTTGTTAATCATGGCTTCCTCCACTTGTCATCGAGCGTGGCAAAGCCTACATAAACTCCAGATAATCCACCAATAAAGATGTAAAATGGTCCTGCAATATCCACCAAGAGCTCACTCTTAGTTACCGCAACAAGAATGGGATAGGCTAACCCCGCTACTACAGACGCCCACGCCATTCGTCTGCGGTTTGTCCAGCGCAATGATGGGTTTGGATGCTTTTCCATTCCCGCCTCCTTTTTAAGGATACACTATGCGTATGCGATCAGGAATGTTCCGACAGTCAAAATGTACCCATGGAATCTCCCCCTCCAGACACGTTATCTGCGGAAAATACGTATCTTTGTGCGTAAGTATCTCTTCTCGTACTGTCTCAGCCGTGAAACCCTTGACTGAAATATCAAAGGCCGCACCTCGCTTGTGCTGACTGAATTCCGCGCCTATCTTGCACCCCGGCGGCCTGAACCCCCGATATTGATTTTTCCCCCCGAACGGCCAATCATTCACCGTCACGGTTGTAGCGAAGTAATCCCTGAGCGCATCAAGCATCCGGAGCGCCATCGGGTTGAAAAACATCCAGGCATCCTCACCAAACCGTGCAAAGGTCTTTTTGTCCACCAGTTCCTTAATGTTAAAATGCCTGCACTTATAGTACATCACCTCACCCCCTGAATCTCTTTGCGAATTTCCTTCAGTTCGTTGAATATCTTTTCTTGTGTGCGCCTCGCCTCGTGTAGTTCCTCTTTTAGGGAACCGTGCCGTTCGCGGCACAACCGTTCCGTGACATGCGTTCCATTCCCGGCACCATTTTCCGTAACTCGAGATTTAATATACATGGCGCCCCCCATCACCAAGAGCGTTGAAAGCGCGATTGCATCCGGTAAGTTCAGCACGACCCCCCCCCTTTTTTTATTCCCCCATTTGTTCAAGTTCGTCATATATGGCGTTCCCCTGTTGAGCCACCGCCACCATCTGCATAATCAACTGGTCGATCATTGCCCGCTTTTCATCGCCCGTCATGCTCGGAGCGATATATATAGCGTCAATCATGTCCCGGATATTTGCCAGAGAATCGGCGTATTTGTTCAGGCGAACGAGACTGCCTTCCATCATCAGTCCCATTGCCTTGTCATAATCATGTTCCTCAGAGATGAGATATTTCGCTGTGTTTTGCACTTTCTCTATCTTTTCATAATTGTCGTAAAAATCCCGGATGCTTTCCGCGTTCGTCGAAGGGTATCGGACCACAAAGGCACGGAATATCGGCCAATCGGCAAGGTGCCGCGTCGGTTCCTCATAGTCCTCTTCTTTAACTACTCCGGTTTTCCTCAGAACATGATCTATAAATCCCAGCGCATACTGACCTGAACCGCCCGTCCAACTGCGAACGACGTTTTCAACCATTGCAGGTGATGTCGGCGTTGCATCGGGCAGGATCGGGATTTTCGAGAGATACTTCCCCAGGATTTTTGCCGTTTCCGTGGTGTACCGCTTATACTGGTATTCCGGCAGGATGTTTTCCATCGACTTCGGGAGGATGGGCCGGTCGAGGAACATTGACTTATTCGCCCAATTCTCGATCCATGGTGCCGCCGCCGTCGGTACAATACCAGGGGCCGCCCCGCGCCATATCGCGCCGAGAAGATCATCAAAGGCATGCGGGTCTTGCTCGCACAGATATTCAGTGATCCGCTCCGGGACTGTCCCGAAAAGAATTCCCAATTCAAACGGTTTCGGGATATAATAGATATTATTATCGGTGAGCACTATCCAGAACAGGTCTTTCTTCCACTGCTCGATTTCTCCCCACCGCGGATCGTCTCGTTGTGACAGTGTCAACAAAACCGAAGGAAGTGTAATCGCCGTCAAGGTTCTGAGGCTGGTACGTACAGGATTATCCTTGAACGCCCGTACCATCCGGTCGGTCCCGTTAATCTGCGCCTGGAAAAAGGCAATCATCATATTGACCGCCTTTGTTTTTGCTCCCTTTTTCGCGAAATCAAGCGTCACCTCGCGGGAAGAGAACGCCGCCCGCTGTGCCGCCGCCTTTGCGTCGCCCGTCGCCGCCATTTCCTTTTTGACCCCTCGTTCAAATTCGCCCAGGCGCGACCCCGATTCTGCAATTTCAGACAAAACCCGAACGGCTTCCAGTGGATGTTTAATGACGTTCTTCACTTGATATTTTTGTATCAAGTCGCCGAGACTATCCTTCAGGTATTGCCGATCCATTGAAACGAGCATGGAGTGTTCCCCCCCGGCCTTACGCCACGTCCAGTAAAGATCGTCACGTTTCACCAGGTGGAACATCCCGCGCACGGTATCGACGACAGGCAAAAAGCCATAATTCGAGTACACAAAAGCCGTCAAGGTGTCGCGCTCGAGATTCCGAATAATAAAATCTGGCGTCGTCGTCGCCCCGATCCTGAGCCATGACGCCGGGACAGCGAGGAACCGGACCAGGGCACTTGTCATTTCTTCATCAAGCGCCTGGAATGTCCGGGCGATATCTTCATGCACTTCGTATAATTGTCGCTTCCCATCCCGCCATACGGTGATAACATTATCGCGCGGCACGAAAGCCGACGGCTGAAAGATTGCAACCATACTATTCAATACCCGTAAATCTTCCGGTTTCAGCCCGGCGGCCTCGATCATTGACTTAATGCCTTCTATCCCCTGTTCAGACATAAATTTCGGGTCGTTCATCTTTTTCAGGATTTCAGAGACCGTTTTCCCGTGTGCAATCATGTCATCAAGAAGAACCTGGAACTCTATCGCCTTATCACTCGGTAACAATTCCAGGGATTTCTTGATCTGCTGAAGTGCTTCAACGGCGGGCATTTTTGCCGCATGTATCGGCGTCGGAATCTTGAAAACCCACTTTCCAAGACCTTCTTTCGCCCCCGCGAGCCGTGTCAACGCTTGACCGCAGGCGTTTTTCTCGGCCAGGTTGATATACAGGTACGTGTTTTTTACAATGGATTCGAGCGGATCAATAATTTCACGCTCAGATCCCTTAATGCTTTTAATCGGGTTCCGGGCTTCAAACCCCCGCCCTGTTCCCGGCCGGCGCATCCCCACTTCTTCAGGTTCAAAGACACGGTACAGCGGAACGTAATCTTGATTCAGCTTACGGATATGAGTGAGCATTTTATCACTCACAACGCCGCTGTCGCGCAGATAGGCCAACACATGATCCTGGTATTCCTTCAATTCTTCAAATGCCTGGCCGAAATCCTTGTCATACCGCGCGACGACCCGTTCCATTCGTTCCTTGTTGAGACCAATGTTCTTCTTTCGCTCAAATAATTCGAGTCCCCGTTTTGACACGATGTACGCTCGAAATTCATCAAGGCGGTCCCCCAGGGGTTTAAGAATATCTTGCAGGGATTTCCCCACATCCTCGTATGTACGAAACTTGAACGGTGAATGTCGAAGAAACGCAGCGGGCTTGCCGTGCCACCCGCGCACAAGGCGTTGTAACTGGTAAGGATCGCGTTCCGTGGGAAGTTTCTCGCCCCGCATCATCTCTTTTACCGCTTTTTTCATGGGGTAAAGATCATCCACGCACGCGGTATAAAAATCCGTCCAGGTGGTTTTACGATCCCCGGTCTGGTCCGTGGATATCTGCCCCACCACCGCCTTCAGATCGTCCTGCTCCAGGTATCGCTTATACATCCGGCGCGCCTCAAGAAAAATGCTCTTGACTTCGGGCGCTTTCAGATTAAGCAATTCTTCAAAATGGTCGTAAAAACGAGGGGCGGCCTTCCGCGCCTGTTCCGGTGCCGTAACATACATGCGAACAAACTCGGCAAAGCCTTCCGGTAACGGTGATTGTCCGGGCCGTGGTTGCGAGGCAATAGGGGTAAGTTCATCGGCGAATTGTTGCAGTGGTTTCGCGGGAAGGCCGCCCCGTGTACGTCCCCACAGGTACTTATGCAAAGCATGGCCGGCTTCGTGGCAAATCGTCGGCACATCGTTGGCCGACCGGGACCGGATCATTTCTTGTTCGATATAAAACAATCCCAGGGCGCTCCGGTCTCTATATCGGCCGGTCCTGATGGGAATTTCCAACTTCTCTCGCAGGAATTGAACAATCTCACGCCGGCCCATCGGCTCGCCCCTATCAGCCCCTTCTCCGGCAGGCTCAGTCTTTTCGGTGGTTCCCTTATATCCCTTTTGCGGTCTGAACCCCATTGCCGCACCTTCTTCCGAAGGTTCTTTCTCTGCTGGTTCTTTCCCTGCGGATTCTTTCTCGGGGGTTCCGAACAATGTTGATACATCTTTCTCTGTCAGGTGTCTTAAATCCTTGTTTTCTGCCAGAACTTCCCTCGCACGATTCACAACAAAATTGCGCGCCTCTTTAGGAATGGCACTGTCCGTCAACATTGCAACCACGCCGACCACTTTCCCGTCGGGATTCTCGAAAGCCACCATTTGCTTTTCATTGTGACCCGAAGCATCTATCAACGGCCGAGCCTTCGGGTACTCGGTCAGGATCACATCGACATAGCGAGCATCCAAAAACACACTCCGCCCTGTCTCGCTCACAACATGCGCAACGACTGTATCTATTGTACCTGCATGATACTCTGCGGCCAGGAACGCCGGTTCTGCACGATCCGGCACGAAGTCTTTCATTGTTTGGGGCGGCGCCTTGTCTCCTTCAAGGAGGTCTGCTATCTTGAGCCTGGATTTCGATATCTTCACGATGTAATGACCGGTTGTGAAAGACCCATCTTTCAGATAATAATTATGTTCCTCTTCAATAATTTCCTGCTGCCGGGGCCGAAATTCATTGTAATACTGAACATCTTCGCCCGTAATGCGTTTCCCGGTGGGTTTCTGGCGGGGGGGCGCATGTTTCCCCGGCTTTGGTTTTTCAACTGTAGGGTATTTCCGCAGGGCTTTCCGAAATTCCTTCAGGCTTTCTTTGTTGAATTTAACGGTATAGCTCCCATCATGCGGCACATGAAAGACAATAAACTCCTTGCCTTCCTCAAGGGCATCCGTTTTTCCCAGGTCCGAAGGGGCTTTTTTAAGCTCTTCGTCAACTTTGGCAATCAGGTACTTTTTTTGATCTATCAGCTTACGCGCATCTTCTGTCGGATGAACAATTTTATACTTCTTGTCGCGTTCAGATAATTCCTTGTATAGCGCCGGATATTTTTCGCGGAAATAATCGGCAAAACCATACGGTATTTTCTCAATATATCCCGTATGTTCTTTTAAGAACGCTCCCATGTTGGATACGGCATCTTTGCCGTTGGCGCGGATTCGCCCAATTAACCCATAAAACTCTCCCTCGTCATACTGTTTGAGTATCCTGTCAGCCCACTCACTGCCACGATATTCTTCTAAGACATGGCGAGGAACCTGTTCCGACCAAGCAGCCCAGCTCACTTCTTCCCCGTGCTTCCTCTTCCAGTAATCAATAGCTCCCTGGGTAGGTTGTTCCCCCTTTGTCATTTCGGCGATATATTCTGCCGAGGTCATTAACCAGGGAGTATCTTTGAGCTGCGGGGCCCCCCGTGGTTTATCAATCGTCACCACCCGCGCATTAACCCCGGTTTGCCTGAAGGCTTCAGCCCCCGTGAACGCCCCTTCCGGCAACTGTTCACTTTCACCGCCGACTTCCTCCAGCCATTGCCGGAACGCCGTCGCCTTTTTGTCGTTCCTGAAGAACGAACCTTCGCTCATGATGGCAACAAGACGACCGCCCGGATTCAAAAGGTCATACGCATGTTGTACATGGGCGATATCTTGAGACTTTTCAAACGGTGGATTCATTATAATCTTGTCATACTTCCCCGTTTCCTCAAGAAAATCTCCCTGTTTAACGCTGTACCCCTTTTCTTCGAGAAGCGCCGATAGCGTTGTATTTATTTCCAGAACATCGGGTTCGTGTCCACGAGCACGAATGGAATCAGCTATATCACCCTTCCCCGCCGACGGTTCAAGGACTCGTTCACCTTCCTGAATATCTGCCTTCCCGACAATCTGTTCGGCTACTTTCTTCGGTGTCGGGAAAAAGCCCGGTATTTTTGTTCCAATCAGTTCCCGTTCAAGCTCCTGGCGCCGTTTCGCCTGCAATTCTTCTTCCGTCGGCGGCCTGATATACCGTTCGCACTCAGCCCTAACCGCATCAAGACTCGCCTGGTCAGTGATATTGAGCCGTTTTGCCCTTTTCTCGTCGAGATGACTTCTAGTAAGAACGGCTTCAACGTCCGCTTTGCTTTTCAGCCCCGTCAAGATACCCGGGAGCGTACCTGCTTCAATGTCGTCTGCCATGCCGCGAAGCACAGTCTGGACTTTCTTCATCCGTTCCCCATCCTGCCGCATACCCTCTATTATGCGCGCCCGGCGCGGCGTCGGGTTTTGGTCGGCCGTAGCAGGATGAAGTTTGTTGTCAATCTGCGGTTGCATCTTGTCGGCGAGTTCCCGGAATTTCCCCGCCTGCTTTGTTCCGGCTGTTGGACTGGCGGGTTTTTCGGGGGCAGCGGGCTTTTCAGGAGTAGCGGGTTCTGTCTTAACCGCGTCGGATTCTCGTGTTAAGTCTTTATCCCGTGCATCGGTTGAAAGGTCGGCTTCTAAGCGTTCCGCCTCCGCTTCCGTATTTTTCAGGGCTTCCCTGAACTCCGGTTCGGGCATCGTGAATCGCCCTTCATCGGATTCCCGCATTATCTTGAGACGTGCCTGATTGATTGCCTTTCCAAATTCTTCTACATCCAGGTTATCGCGGATATAAACGGCTCCGGTGTCCTTGTCGTACAGCGTCAATTTCCCTTCCGGCAGGGCATTGGTCTTGAACACCTTCTTTCCCTGAACCTTCGTAAAGGTTTCCGCGTCATTCGTGGCAAGGTCTTTATATTCGGCATAATGGGCCTCGCGCGGCTTTTGCACCCCGGATATATCAGGGAACAGGTCTTGATATTCCTCAATACTGCGTTGCTCTTTTATAATGCTTCGTTCTCGCGTGTTTGTTTCCAGCTTGATCCGCTCGTACAAATCATTCAGCCCGATCCGGCCGCCACGGGAAGAGGCACTATAAATCATGCCTGTTCCGAACCCCATTGCGATCTCCTGGGGCGTCCCCCCCTCTTTGGCCGACTGGAGACCGAATATACTCCCCATAACCGGTGCCCGCAGATATTGTTTCAATCCGTGAATCGAGCGAAAGACAAGCCCCAGGGCACCACGTTCAGCCGCCGCCATGAGCGAACCGATAAGGACATTGCCGCCCTGCTTGTGCGCTTCCGCAGCTCCCAACAAACCATAATAAGGAATGTTCAGCATAAATTCAGAGATACCCGGAACCGCACCGCCTATGGCGCTTCCGAAAAGCTCTTCCAGGAAGGTTGCCCCTACTTCATTCGCCCGTTTCTGCCAATACACCGTATTTTCTTCGTATGTTTTCGCACATTTTTCAAAGAACCCCCCTGCTGGAACCCCGGTTTCGGCTTCAATCATATCGGCAATTACATCAAGGTGTGTTGCGAAACCGGCCATTCCTGCGTTGAGTGCCATTGAAGCAGAAAAACCAACAGCCTGAAACGGCTGCACCCAGGGAGCCAGCACAGGAACCAGAGCATCGGCAGCCTCTTCTGATTCCTCAAGACCGGCAAGCGGCGCACCAGACAAGAGATTGATAGTATCCGGGAACCCGGTAGACAGATCCGGCTTTTTGTCCAGATAAGGATAATCGTCAAGAAGGACGCCGGATAAGAGGTTGATATCGTCAGGCAAATGCGACGTTTGTTCTATGGTTGCCCGTATGTCGTGTGCTGCGGCTTCGGATGGTTCGACTTCGCCTGTCAGATGAGACAATTCATCAATGGACGAAACCGATCCCTCTACATTGTGCTGCATCCGCCTGAGACCGGCCTGTATAATGCCAATGATATTCTCTTCGGCTTCGGCATCACCCCGTAATTCGCGGGGCGCACCACCCAATATATCGGTTGAAACAGGCAATTCCCCCCACTGTTCAAGTGTGCGGGAACGTGTGATTTTATCCATGTGCTTCCGGCGCATCCGTTCGTATGCCGCCTTCCGCTTCATCATCGTGAGGTTAAACCGGGTTTCTTCGTCAATCCTTGGTTCTACAGGAGAAGCTTCCGGCCCCCCTCCGCCTTCCGGTGCCTCTTCGTACAGAGGGAACCCCGCAAGCGTATCAAGTTCCTCAAGCGATGCGGCGCGTAAATCCCGGCTCTTGAACCGGTCCATAATATCGCGGGCCACATCGCCATACGTCGCATCGTCATATTCACCAGTATCAACGCCAGAAAGAAGCGTGACATCCTCGGGCAATTTTTCTTTTTCTGTCAGCTTCGACGGCGAGACCGGTATGCCCGACAAATCAAGACGCTCTGCAATAGCAGCCGGATCATACGGCAGGTCTGCCAGATTCAGCCTTTGCTTAATCTCTTCAAGATTCATTCTTCCACCGTTATCTCGCCGATATCTCCCAGGTTCTTTAGTTGTTCAACGACAATGTTGATGGTTTTCTCGTTAATCAGTAACCCCTCAGAACGTAGGACTTCTTCCGCCACCTTGCGGTATCGCTCGTTTTGTTCCGCCTCCCGTTCCTTATTTTCTCGTATCCTTCTGAGACCTTCTGTTTCTTCCTTTAATTTTTCATTCTGTCGCCTGATTTTTTCGGCCATTGATGGTGTATAAAGAGGCGCGATTTCCATTGCGGTACGGACAATCTCGTTCCCGTCAAGCGGCTTCCCCTGTTTTTCTGCTTGTTCTATGCGGCGGTCCAGTTCCAGTGTTGCCAGCATTAAGTCGTTTGCCTCTTCCGAGCTTTCACCCGCAAACATGCTTCGGCGCGGCTGTATCTGTGATTTCAGATAATCCACCCCACGCTTGTAATACGGGTCTTTGATAATCCTGCCATCGCCTTTCCCCCGCGCAGTGTCGAGGTGCCCCACCAGCGTATTAAAGTCTGTCTTGGTCAAGTAATTTAACGAATAGGATTCTTTGATTTCCTGGAGTATGTCATGCGGTTCCTTCTCGCCTTCAAAAATATCGGTTCTATGCTGAACATAGATATCCGGATCGGTTTCAAGTGACGTTTCTTTCTCCAGCGCGGAAAGGTAAAAGCGTCCATCTTCCAATGACAAGCTATCATTTTTAATCGCTTCCAAAACCTCGCCGCGCGTCAAGGTGTCCTCGCCTAGCCTCGCCAGAAAATCGCGGTCTTGTGCGTCGTACCGTTTTATTTTCTCTTTATCGGCGATGCGGTCCCGGCGGGCCTGTTCGATCTCCGCGCGCCGGATCAGCTCAAAGCGCGTTTTCTCGTCGATATGCGGATACAATTCCTTATTATTGATTTCAGCTATCGCCACTTCGGGGTTTTCTATGATCCGTGCCGATGCTTGATATATCTCGCTTTGCGCCCGCCGTTTCGTTTGTTCAAGTGCCGCTTTATCGGCTGACATAATGCCGCCGGCGACCGCACCGGCAAGCAGTTCATCAATCAGCTTGACATCGCCCTGCTTCGTCGCTTCTTCGAGGTTTTCATACAGCCCCGCCTGCATGTGTTCGATTTCTTTCCGCTGAGCAAGTTTTTGGATAACGAAGGCGTGGTCCGTGGCCTTCTGGTCATACCACTCCGTAAAGGCTTCGCGGGCTTTCGGTTCCGTGATTCCTTTGAGTGTTTGTTCTTTCAACGTCGTGGCGTGCTTCCCGAATTTATCATTATACGCCTGATATTCAGGATCACGGGCGATATCGAGTTCAAACTGGTTAAAGGCTTTGCTAGCAGCGGTCTTGGCCGTTGAGTATTCATGCGCTTCGCGCGCTTCGCGCATCCGTTGGAGCATGTCCAGACCTGCCTGTGTCGCAACCTGCCCGAATTTCTGCAACCCGCCCCACTCTACACCGGCAGCCGCAACATTCCCCTGTACGCCCGGACCGTAATCGGGTAGCTTCTTGGTTGCCTGATATTGCGGTATTTTAGCCATTTACTTTTGCCTCGGCCTGTTTGTTGCCCGGCCATAATCAGCGGCACCACTCAACAGCGATGATCCCGCTTGCAAATAACCGCTCGTTTCACGTGCCTTTCCCTCCATCAGGGATAATTCAGCTTCAGACCGCGCCCGCGCCGCTTTTGTCGAACCGGTTTTCCGTATCGCCCATACATCAAGTTCTTCCTCTGCGGCCGCATCCGCCATCACCTCAAGAGGCGATCCCTCCATTGTAATGCCAGATTTCCCGTACAGCGCCATCATGCGCCCCCGAAGGCGGCGGGCCTCTTCGCGCGTCTGTAATTCCTCATGCGCCGCCGCCTCAACCGCCGCGTCAGCATTGGCCCGCGCCACCGCCGCGTTATATTCCGCCATATCTTTTTGCGCCTGACCTTGCTGAATAGCGGAATAGGCGGTAACAGCCGTCGAAGCTGCGGTCATGGCCGCGACAACCCCCGGCGTCATGAACGACATTATGATTCCCCCTTTACAATCGCATAAATGTAATGATCCGCACCGTCCATCCCGAACTTTTTCAGTAACCCCTCACGGGCAAACCCGAGGCGTTCCGCAAATTGAATCGCCACGGCGTCATCTACCCGGACATGTGCCTGTATGCGGATCATATCCCCGCACACGTCGCGCAGGAAATCTCCTGCAATGGTATAAGCCGCTTTCCGATAATGCTGAAACTGTTCGGTCGTCGATTTCGCGATAGCAGCCAGCGACAGCACTATCCAGGCTTCGCCCATACCCTGCCACTGCACCCGCAGGCCGCCGCATCCCAACACTCGCCCGTCCTCGGTTTCAATAACGGCAATAGCCGGACCTTCATCGAGATATCGCGCCGCGTAATTGCGGTATGCGTCAACCGCCGTGATGCCTTTTTCCCGTGCGTCATCCCGTATCGCTATTAAGTGATCCAGCGTGCAGGGAACAGATTGCATCATATATCACCCCTCGTACGTTTCCATTCTTGGCATAATCGCCAGCACGGTGCAGGGATACGGCTTATCGTGCGTGATACAGACCTTCGCCTGCCGGTCGTACCCGCTCGGGAAAGCCACCACTTTATCGCCGGTATACAACTCCGGAAGGGAATCCATTTCATCGCCCGTATAGGAAAAGGCGATTTCCTCTTCCAGAAGAACCTCGTTTTCGTCGTAATATCCGACTGTCCCATGTATCGTTTCGTAAAATCGAATAATTGCCTTATGTATCCGCTTCATACGGCCCTGTGCGGTTCCCTGCTGTGCCCCTGATTCAAGGTCAATCGTCTGAAGTGTCGCGGTATAAGGCAGGCCAATCACGACGATATGAGCATATTCATCAATCGTAATTTCATTGTTTGAAACTTCATAATCGTCCCGGTAATACCCATCACCCAACACGGACACGGTACGTAATTCAAGATGATCCAGTCCCGAGAAGGTCTTTGCCACTTGATAGACATGCCCGCCCGACGTATATGCCTCGACCGCCGATCCATCGGCAGGCGATTCTTCCAACGTGTACAGCTCAAACGTGTCCTCCGCCGGATTTTTCACAATAAAACATTGCTGATTAAGCGAATCGCCTTCACCGTCGCCGACAACATCCTCAAAACGCACGACCATATCTGCGGTAAAATCATGCCCGACCGCCGTGACCACAATAGGCGTGGCGTTGGTGTAGGATGTCAGGACATTGCTTTCTCCTTCCCATGTTAAGGCTGAATCCAGAAACACATATTCCTCGCCCGAGTCCGGCAAATCCCGCGACGCAAAGTATTCAATGTACCGTTCAGATGTGTATGTTCCGGTTTTCCGGCGGACAGAAACATATACCTCCGTTTCGTTCTCACCGGGAATAGTGGCAATACTTTCAACAAGATCGTCGCCGCTCCCGGTGATGTGCCGATGCCAGCCAACAACGTCCTGCTCCCGTAAATAAGTCATCCCGAGCAGTTCACCATCGTTCGTAACCGCCCACAAAATCGAATCCGGGTCTTGCTGATAGGATACTTCAGTAATTCCGGCGTGTGCGATATGCTCAGCGAGCAGCGTCATGTCAGGGGATACATAGGCGTCCTTTTCAAAGTTATATGCCATTTCAAGTACTTTTCTCGTTGATCGTTGCACAAACAACACACATTCGTTTATAAGTAACGCCTGTATATTCGCCGATCCGTGCGTTGACTGCCGCTTACACAAAACATCCGTCGGCGTGATAGGATCGCCCCCCATCGTGGCCCCGATGATCCACTCATTGCCGGTCGTACCCATCAATAGCTTGTTCTCAGGCACCAACCACAGGACCGCGTTGACGCCGTCCGAACCAATGGTATATTCAATGGAGTCATCATCATCCGGCCCCTGCGTAAAATCCTCATACGACGCCGTTCGCGACATCCACACGGTATGAGGCCGTTCATTCGTTCCCGCCAGGACAAGACGTTCTTCAAAGATTGCAATAGCCGCCGGGTAATGGTCGGTATAGTCGAACTGTTCTGTAAATTGCCCGCAGGAAAAATCTTTCATTTCAGCAAATACGTAATCAGGTGTTGACGACGTGAACCGTATCCCGACTTTGCCGGTAGTCGTATCGGATCGGCAGCGAAGATTTTTCCCGAAATTCTGATAGGTGGTATTCGGCGGCGTGAAAGGCGTACCCCAATAGGTTCCCGAGCTATCCTGCAAGAAAAACCGTCCGGTTACATTCGCCCCCTTCACCTTGCATCCGATATGGTACACATACCCTTTTTTTAATTCGATATTATCAAGGCTTATCTGTCCGGGACTGGCAGACATCGTGGTAAAACTCTCCGTCCAGTCAGCGGTATCATCATTGGCCATATCATCATCAGCCACATTGCCGTAGGTCGTGCCGCCCACCTCGAACGTGACCGTCTCCAGTGTCCACGCATTATGATCCGTCCGCATGAGCTTCCGTGGCCGGTAATCGGGATGGACAATGTACATCACGTCGGCAGACTGCACATATTTCAGTTCAAACAGGTCAGTATAATTATAGGGTGTCTCAATTTCATAAATGGCGCCTGAGTCATCAAGCACCTGTCCATGATCCATAAACACCCGCATCCGGTAATTGCTGAATTCAAGCACGTATGCTTGTTCCGTGGAAAAAATAAAAGGAATAAGCCGTATCGGAAAAGAATAATCATCTCCCGAGGATTCCCATTTACGAGCCGCCGCAATAAAATGAGTCCCCGGCCGCTTCGTCGCGCCCCCGTGAGGCATAATGATAAAATTCTCAAGAGTTTCACAGCCGTTGTAATACTTTTCCAGATCCACACGCCCGCGCAACCGTGGAGAGAATTCCCCGGCGGTGAAATTGGTTAGTATCGGTGCCGCTTTCGTCATGGTCTCACCCGCGCGCAATAAAACTGATATGACGACCCCTTGTTTTCGGGATTTATGTCCACAACTTCCGGCCAATACCTGATAAGCATTGACGCCCACCATTCGCGGGGCTTCACGGTCAGATGCAGGGTTTCACCGATCAATCTTCCGCATCCATCAGCTACCCCGGAAATCTGGAAATAGGCCGAATATGCAAGACTCCGCATGGCATCAAGGGCTTTCGGGATATCTTCGGTCGGTAAATGTTCCATAACATCGAAGCAATAAATGAAGTCGGCGACCGGAAGCAGCTTGCGAACACCATCAGAAAGATGTGTTATGTCCGCCCGAATGAATACGAGATCATCATTCAGCGATTTCCTGACTTCCTCATCCAGACAATTCCCGGCGATATCAAGCAAATATACTGTATGTCCATGATCGTATAGCCACTTCCCGGCGCGACCTGGGCCACAACCCACGTCGATAATTGTTTCTCCCCCCTTCAAAAACCGGTCCCGGAACGGCCGTACCCGTGAAAACCCCGGAGACACAACGCGGTATTCTTCGATGGAATACATTGCCTCGTATTTTTCTTGTTCAGTCATCATATCCTCGACGTGAGCCAATCAAATTGCTGCTCGGTTTCGGCCCGCTGACTATCCTCGCGCCTGGAGGCGATCCCCCCTATACTCAGTATTTCCTGCAATTCTGAATAAATTAACTCCTTCATTTTTCGGGACTGCATAAGCGGGTATGCCAGTTTATACGCCAAGTTCAGGGCGACGGCTCGAGCGCACAACGGATCAAACTCGGTCATGTCTGTTACCCGCTTGATATACCGTAAATTGACGCTGTCCTCGTTGGTCAGCAGCACCCGTCCTTCAATAGCAAACCTGTAATGCCGGTCCTCGTTGATTTCTAGCGCCATGATGCAATACGGTTCGGAAGGAAGGGAATACTGATGGTCCCACTCGAAAGCAGGAGCATCTTCAAGTTCAGTAAGAGATTGACGTGCAATCGCACAATTCCATTCGCTCATCCGCAAAACTTCATCCAGAGAGGCATCAAACAGCTCTTCACACAACCCTGCGGCCTTCGTCGTATCCTCCAGCGAAGAAATCAATTTTTCGCCAAGCGTAACCAATGCCTCGTTGCAGATACTTACTTTTGTACGTGACATATTATTTCACCTCTAAAAACGGTTTATGGACTCGAGCATTACGAGCGCCCTTCCATGGACCAGCCTCTTTCTGTTTCCCTGTCGCCAGCCATTCAGGAGTTACATCACCGAGCCACCGTTGCGAGTTCCCGGAAAACGACCTGACACGACCGGAAATATGCCGCGCGGCTTCCTTCCACGTTAATTCCTGGGTACGTGATCCGAACTGTGATTGATCGTTCGGCGGCGCGTAGCAATACCCCCCATTATCGAGCGGGACGCCGGCCAGCATGACATGATCGTATCCCAACGCGAGCGCGATAGAGACGGCAAAAAGCGATGATGTGCCGCCCGCGCCGGAAGCAATCTCCCAGGTAAAATCAATGGACGCGGGAGGCTTCGGCTCTCGCTGAGAATGAGTATATGTATGCGCCATCCGGCAAGAGTACGCCCGGCGCAGTTGCATCCATAACCACGGCTCTTCGGGATGCAGAGACACGGCATGGTGCAACCGCCCGCGCCAGTAAAGCGACATACCGTTAACTGCCATCACATGACAATTCGCGGTTGCGTCATCTTCCGTGTCGAAGCCGAGCGTATGGAATATCGCAATATCATCCCATACGGACCAGCCCGTTGAGACAATCAGAAGGTTGCCTGTGTATGATCCGGCGAGGGAAGGGGGCTTCCCCCTCCCCTCTATGCCGTTTATTTCCCAGGCTTCCGCCATTATTCCACCGCGATAAGCAAGTGAACTTCGATGGTTCCGGTTGCCTCGTTCGCCGTGGTAATGGTCAGGTCACAATCTTTCTGGACCTTGTAAGGCATCTTGTCGATGCACGTCGCGTCGTCGTTAAACTGAATGACACCCGCAGAAGCGGCTGACGTTGCCTCGAGATAGCGGTCGGCATCGTCCGCGTCCGTATCGTCGTTGTCGCCCACTGCCAGCGTCACACCGGACCCCAGGGCGTCGTGAACGATGCAGGAGTTAGGAAGAACCACCGCCCCCTTCGGCAGCCGCGCCATTTTTATGACACTCGCCCCCGCAAGGCTCGCCGCCTCGTACTTGTCGTAGATGTAGCGGACTTTCCCGTACTGAAGGTTCGCTTCCATCAGGTTTGATCCATACGGATCGTCACCCTTCGTATAGTTTACTGCTTTAACCGTCGCCATTTTTACACCTCCAAAAAACTATGGTTAAGACTCCCTGGCGCGACCACCAGGGAGCCGGGTTATCGTTTAGCCGATCCAGGTCTTGATCCGCGCTACCTTCGCTTCTTCCATGCGCGTCGCGCCGATTGACATGGAAAAATACACATAGGTCGAGAAACGCTTGTCTGACCGTTCCTCAATACGCGCCGTGTAGTCCTGGGCTACTGCCAGCAACATGCCGTCCTGCGCCCATACAGGACAGTACCGCTCGTTACCGTCGGAGCTTTCTTCGAGGCGATTCGACACGAGAAAATGGAACCCGCAAAAATCGCTGATTTCGCCTTTTGCGAGTGCCTTCACCGTGTTGTAATCGGAGCTTGCTACCTCGGTCGTGTTCAGCAAATCCGTAATCTCCGTCGGAGACACCAGAATGAACCGGGGAATATCAGGGTCAACATCCCCGCCGTCGAGAACTTCCTTCGCTGAAAGAAGTTTGGCAACGGACATTCCACTGGAGTCATGCACCACATCGTTACCGGTATCGTAGGACGTGGTTGTTCCGCCGTCCTGACCCGTGGAAGCATCCGCGAAAAATGCCTCAATCAGCAGGTCATCTTTCGCCCTTCCCATTGCATGCGCGGCGTTAATGGCATATTCGTTCGTCGGATCGTTGAGAGTTTTGACTTTGTCAAGCTGGTCAACAAGATCGCCCCAGTCATAATCATAGGGCGTGACCCGACGCCGTGAATGAGGCGTTGAAATGAGCGGTGAATCCGCGTGCCGTGTCGTGACTCTCCTGGCCGACGTTGCCCCGATCTGGTCAAAGAACCAATGTTCGCCGACGCCCGTTTCCACGCGAACGGCATTGTTTTTCTGAAGGATCGAACCTTTCTGCTGCGAAAGAAGCTGTACATTCGACCCGTACTGTTTGACAAAACTGGTAGTAATATCGAAAGACATTGCTTGTACCTCCACAAAAAGTTTTTTTTCACTCCATCAACTTTTCGCGCGAGCTACCCGCAACGTTGCGGACCCATGCTGCATTTAGCGTCTGTTCGACGGCCCGACTTACGGGCATGCAACCGGACCCCTTTCGAGAGCTACCCGGATTTCCTGTACAACAAAGGTTCAGGACTCGTAAGAGCTGCCCCTCCCCCGGTTACTTCTTGAGCACCTCTTCATCCCCGTAAATAGCGGCGTTCAATTTCGCGACATGCGCCACTGCTTCCGCGTGTCCAGACGCCTCTTTCCTGAAATAGGGATGTTTCGGATCGTTCATAATCCGTGTCAATTCGGAGCGGGCATCTTCAGGGGTATATGTACTTTGCGTCACACCCTTCAGCTTGTCCTCGCTCATTGCCTTGCCGATGCGTGCCATAAGCCTGATAAAGTTCGGGTTATTGCCGAACGATTCGTCCAGTTTGGCAATTTTCGGATCATCCTCGGCAAATGACTTGAAGGCCCGAGTAGCGAGCCGTAACTGCTCGTCATAGGCCCCCTTCCATTCTTCTTTCAGCTCTTTCTGCGCGTCTGCAAGCTGCTCCTGCTGCTGCTGGTTCGCCTGAGTCGCGGCGGAAATGATCTTTCCGTTGTACCAATCATAAATGCCTTTTACTTGGTGCGGAAGAAGGCCCGCCTCGTGTGCCAGCGTCTGAAATTCCTTCAGCGCGGCTTCGTCTGCGACAACGCCCGGAGGAAGCTCTTCGGGCAGTTTCAGCCCGTACTCATCCGGTGTATCCGGCCGTCCCAGGCGGTTGAATACATCTTCCCACTCTTCGGGACCGGCGCCCTCCCCCGGCACCGGTATCTTGTCTTTCCCGACCATCTTCTGCGCGTTCACGTACTGCTTCACGAGGCCCGGTAAATCCTTCACCGTCTGCAACGATGGTTCGCTCCTTAAATCTTCAGGAAGCGCCTCGCTCCAGTTTTCCGGAAGGGCATACTGGTTCTCTCCACTCAACACGATCTCCCCGGTGTTCCCGGAATCGTCACTCATAATCTACCTCCTTTGTATATTTTTGAATCATTTCGAGGGGTTTCCCCTCCAGCATATCCAGGATATGCAAATACACGCTGCGTTGGCCCAATGCGAAAAATGTTTCCCGATCCGTCGCACACAAACAATGGTTCCGCTCGTTGCAATACAGGCCCAGGTCTTTTAATACTCGGTCTCCGCCTTCGCCCCGGAACACCGTGCTATAATCGGCGGTCAGTTGCTTGTACAGTTCGATGTGCTCTTCAAGTTCGTCCTCTGTCATTATAATCCTCCGGCCACCTTCATCATTTCAGCAAGCGGGCTGCCCTCTTCGGCCTTTTTCCCCGCCTTTGGAAGCATATCCGCCGCTTGTCCGCCGGCTTCAAGTGCCTGCATTGCCTGTTGCTGTTCCAGTCTCTGCTTCCGTATTTCAGCGCGGGCGTCTGTATCCCTCAGCCACTTCGGATTGCCGCCCATCCGCTCGTATACGCCACGCACAATCGCATCGTCATCAAAGTTATCCATGACATCAGGGTTCATCTCGATGAACGGTTGGACCTGAGCAATGGTTTGAGTAACAGCGGACACCTCGATCATCCGCATGGCAAGCGCCAGTTGTGAGACATACTCAATCTCATAGAACGCCACACCTTCAGGAACCGGCGGGAGTTTCCCTGCACGGAACAGGATACCGATACACCGGTCAATCAAGGGATTAAAGAGTTCTGACTGCAAGCGTCCGAGCATAGGCCCCAGGATCAACAGCTTTTCCTTCACACGCTCCAGTATTTCAGTCGCGGTTTTCTGGTTCTGGTCCAGTTGGTCCAGGAGCAAAAACAGGTCTAAGAAGAAGGCTTCTTTAATCCGCTGCCGCCGTTGCTCCTTCATCTTGAGGATGGTTTCAACCGAACCGCTGATTTCCATAGGTGTTACGCGGCCCTTCGCAAAGTCCCGATAATAATTTATCCCACCGGGACCGGTACGCAGACCGAAGGGATAATTACCCTCGGGGACATCCAGCGGCGGGTCCGCACGCTTTTCCTCGGCAAGCAGGGACGCCCGTACCATTCGATTGAGCACCTTAATCTCGGGAAGAACCTGCATCGCCGGCGACCGCCCGTACACCTCTGTAGGCTCTTCGCAGTCCAGCCGGTGACAGATGATCGGCATTTCTTCATAGCCGCCTTCTTCAATCAGTGTTTTGTGCTTCACGTCCACGTAATACGAGGCATACGGCATGTTCTGATCGTCACGCTTTTCCTCGTTGCGATCCCTGCGCGGCTCCACCAGGTGTATAAACTGCCAGCGCCGGGATGCTTTCTGCGGATCGGCTTGGCTGCCGGTAATCTCCGGGTGCAGGTTCATCTCGCCAAACTCATCTATCGCCTGCGACGCAGTGAAGGACAACAGCCGGAACGCCCGATCAATCTGTACCTGAGCGTTTTCGATGGGAATGTACTGCCGTATGTGCATTGTTCTGAAGCGTAAAGTCGGTTTGCCAGGATCGCCCTCTTCTACCGTCATCCCACCGGTGCCACACCATCCCAGGTCTTTGAAGTCCTCATGTATTGAGAGTCCGAAATTCGATATTGCCAGCTCTTCGTGCAAGATGCGGGTCGCTTCGGAGTACCAATGGCGCTGTTCTTCTGCAACCTCCAGGTCGGGGGCGGGGGCGCGAAGTTCAAACCATCGCTGGTCTGGAGGGCATAGATTGCCGTACAGACCGGAGGCAAACTTCGAGCATGACTGTATTGCGGTCGAGTCATACACCCGCGTCATACGCTTCCCGCCGACAGTCGGTGCCTCGAATATACCGGCCTTCCGGGGAGCAACATACGTCGCAACGTCGTTCCAGTGACCTTCCCACTGCCCCCGGTTCGACTTCAGTGTTTCCCATTCGCGACAGATACGTTCCGCCCGCTTTTGCGTCTGCTCGTCTCTCTCTTCCATACTACGACCCCAGGAGTTTCTTTCTCGCGACGTTCGCCTCGTCGGTAACGCCTGAACCGCCTGTTAGAACTGTGCCCGACCGTGACGAACGAGACGCTAGTAATTGCTTTCGCTTCTCCTCTGCCGCTGCCGTCTTGATCCGCTCCTGCTCTTCGGCCAGCTCCCGAGCACGCCGGGCAATTTCCTCAGACGACGGCTGCGGTACTGATGGTGCTCCCCCTCCGAAGCTCATATAACCCCTCCTTTATAGGCTGAAATCGTTCTCCGCGTATTCCTGCCGCGGCCTGAATCGACGGCCACCCGCCCCTGCTGCAATGTTGCATCGTGACGCGGCCATCAAAAAGTAATTCGTGGCGTGCCTGTAATGATCCGCGCCCAGCTTCCGGTAGCGGTACAGGCGTGATCCCGTCTCCTGATCCTCTTCGAGCACCTTTGCAATGTTGCACATCTCCGTTGCGTACTCATCCACCTCGTCGCATCGTCGCGGTATTTCACAGCGCCCGGCGGTGGTGATGAGTGCGTGCGTCTGGTCACACACCTCGGTCCTGTTGGCCTGCACAATGCCCGTGTCCAGGTTCCACTTCGGCCCGGTTGCTTGGTGCTCGTTGTATTGGCACAAGAATACTTCATAGGGTTCGGCCGCCCTGAAGTCCCGGACCTTATGGATCTCCGGCAAGGCGTCAATAACTGCGTTCGTCACGTTGAACCGTGCCGCCAGGTCGTGTAAATCCTCGAAGGAAGATAGTCGCTCGGTCCGTACAATACTGTATTGATCCTCAGAGACCCGGACACCGATCACTGCATGCAACACCTTCCCGACATCCACGCCCATCGCGCAGGGGCCTGTGTGCCGCGTGTACATTGGATAATTGCCGCAGCACGCCAGGACATCACGTATTGTCAGCCGGTCCTCTGCGGCGATGTAGGGCATACCGAGTTTAGAATTGTAAACCTCTTGAAGGTTGCCGTTCGGCGGGAACTCATAGGCCCGCAGGATGTCACCGGGATCGACGTAAATAGAATTGAGCTGTGAAATCCAATGACCAATCCTGTCGCGACCAGGCTGCCGGGCTACCCACCTACCGTCGCGCGGGTATATCTCCTTGCCGCACTTGCTACACTTTCGGAACACTGACCCGTCGGCCCGGATACCCAGGCAATCGGGGAACTCGGTCTCTAAGCAGGTCTCGTGGTTGCAGTGCCGGCACCGTATCATCCACACGCGCTGGTCCGAATCGTCGTAACGCTTTGCGATCCCATAATCCGGGATCGTCGGCGTGGATAAGTCGGTATACTCCTGTACGTAACTGTGCGCCATCCGCTCCGTCGCCATCTCAATTGCGGCATCATCCATTAAGTCGCGCTCATCGCATACAACGCAATCGACCGGGATTGATCGGAGCTTCGACGAGTCCTTCTTGACGCCCTGAATTGTTTGGGTAATTCGCGCGCCGCGCAGGTAAAGAAACCCGGTGCCGACCCGCTTAATCGCCGCGCTGTCTGTTGACCTTACGTGCGCCGCAATACTCGGATTGTCGCGTATCAGCGGGTTAAACCGGGCCTTTGAGAAGTCCGCCACGTCGTCGGCAGTCGGGAAGAGATAGAGCACGCCGGCGGGGTATCGGCCGTAAATCATGCCGTGAAGATTCCGTATGACCTGCCCCTCGGTCCATCCCATTTGCGCGGCTTTCATGGCGCACCGGTCCCGCCCGTCAATCTGCATTGGTTCGATCTGGTATTCGTGGCCAGCTAGGGTAAACGGCCCTGACTGGAGCCGCAACCCGATTTCCGTCGCCCAGTACCAGGCATCCACGGCCATCATTTCATCGTATGTCGCCAATTCCGCCGCTTCCACTACTTCCCCCGATGCAGGTCTGCCGCCATTTTCGCGGCGAGTTTCGCCAGTTCCCGGCGCTCTGGAGTAATCTCATCTATCTTCAGCACGCCCGGCATAGTGATCTCGTGGCGCTGCGGCTGCGTGTATCCCGCCAGGTCAACGCCCAGCTTGAGCGCCGCTAGTTTGTCGTGCATTACATATTCAACCTGACTGTGTTTTGATATCGTGGCGCCGTCGGCAGACTCTTTTATTGTTGTTTTTTCCCTGATCCACTTTATTGCCCGCGTCTTTTTCTTCGGCCGTATATCTTCGAGGGCCTTCGCTTGCATTTCGCCGCCAGGACCGATCTCAACATAATCGGCCACATCAGAAAACGCGATTCTCCGTAATTCCTCTGCTGTTTTCCGCAGGTTAAAGGCCGCACGAAACACGCGCTCGGTATCACTTATTGCTTGTTTCGCAGCCTCGATGGATCTCTCTTTTTCTTCCATGATTCTATTTCACCTTATATTTCGGGGGAGTCAATCAGCCTATATTATCCCTATATTATCTCTGTATTATCTCAATTATTGCCTAACCCCCCGGAATCACACGTAGAAAAAAAATAAAAAATAATTGCAGTTTTTTTAATGAAATAAGTGGCGTTCACGATGAACAGGAAGGGCTATTAACAGACCTGAACTAAAATCATATAGCTGACCTATCGGCTATGTCCCCTAGCCGGCCTGGGCTTTTTCCCCGCGCGGATCATCCATTGAGCAGCCTCGTTCGCAACGATAAATGGGCGCCCGTTCGCAGGATTGCGGTGAAACAACATCCCGAACCCCGGATCATTCGCCCGGCGCAATCGTATAGTATTCCACGACGCAACGCCGAAAAACCGGAGGATCGCCGCCCGCCCCTCAATGATCCCGACATCCTCGAGCGTCATCATGTATTCCCCCCAATCTCACGCAAGAGCGCCCGAACCCGCTCCTGGTTCCGTTTCCGCTCATGGTCCGATAATCCCACCGGTCCCGTATCCTCTGGTAAAAACTGGCGCTGTCTCTGCGCGCGTTTTTTTTGTTCCTCACACCGTTGAACGATCTCACTCACGGTCGGCCACCACTGCGACGATCTCCTGTGTTCCTGTATAGCCTCCACGAACTCGGTGTCGGATATGCCGGCCATGTCCTGATTCCATATTTTCGCTAGTTCCTGAAGTTCATCTGCGCCCCGCTGCGGGACCGGATATACGAGCGACAGCCGGAGCACCTCGCGCTGTATCGTTTTCAATGTCGCCATCGTCAGCCTCCTGTAATAATTTCACAAGTTTCCGCCGCTCTAAGTCCTGTGCCTGCCGGTATGTTGCCGGTTGCGGCGATGCCCGAGATGATTGTCGCTCTTTGTCGCGCTTGTGCCAGTTCCTAACGGCGGCTTTCCAGTCCTTCATTTTATTTTTGCCTATCATCCAACCCTTCGACGCATAGAAGTCGATAAACTGTTGCACGTCGATATAGTATTCTGACTCCTGGCAGTAATTTTCAACCTCGGTGGGTGAGGGGGGAGCGAAGCGGGGGGTTGTACCCCCCTCTCTCTTTTCTTTTGTTGGTAATGGAGATGGAGATGGAGATGGAGATGGTAGGTTGCCTTCCGGTTGGTCCCCCGGTTGAACCCCGGTTGAACCCCGGTTGGCTGTTGTTTTTTCCTCTTTTGCCCTTTCTACTCGTATTTTCGCACTCTTACGCCCTTTTTCACGTTGTGATTCGATAAATACCTGCCGGTCACTTATTTCCTGGTCGGCCTTCCGGTTATGTAGCCGGTTGCCGTCCGGCTGAAAATATCTTTTAACCACGGTTGCAACCGCGGTTCGTTCTTCATCCGAGAACGCGCGGCAAATCCGATATAAACGATCCGGATTCGCGGGGAGTGATCCTTGCATATAGTAATGGTCGAGCAGCACACGGTACGCTCCATGTTCCACCAGGGTCAAATCGCCCGTGTCGCGCTGATAATCGCCCGGAAAAAATCTATAATATGAGTCAGCCATTATCCGACCACCTCCATAAGTAGTAGAAAATCCTTCATTCTCCCTCGCCTATCTCTCTTTCTAAATCATCCAAAACGAGCCGGATCAGTCTCAGAGTTAGTTCCGGCACTTTAATGGAATCTGTGTTTATAATATTTTTAATCTCTCCTAGTGCCGCATCACACAATTTTTTGCGTTTTATAAGCCCCTGCGTTACGCAGAAAGCCTCTTCTGGAGTGTCGTAGTATTCCATGATATTCTCCCTCACTGCACTTAATGAATTCTGCCGCGACTTGCGGGACAATCGCGTTACCCGCTCCCCGCAAAATGCCCACTCGATTGGGTAGCCCATCAGCCAAAGGGAAAAGCGCGGGTTCAATTTTCCAGTTGCCGGCGGCGTCCAGCCTGGCGGGAACACGCCGCAATTTTCCATCCCGGCAAGGCCACCAGACGGCATTGTTCCAGTCAACTGCGCCGCCCTTGGCAACTGATCCAGCCTGTTGCGCGTCGTGCCGTCCGGGTTCGTGCCGGTTGTCGCCATCCCCGGCGTGTCCTTCCAATCCCGCGTTGATGCCGTCGGCCAGCCGGCCATTTGCGCCATCAGCGTCAGCGGCATTGTTGCCACCTTGCCGGCGTCGTTGCGCTTCTGCCATGATTCCTGATTCTCGTCCGTCGTCTTTCCCGTGCGCGGTGTTGCCCAGCCGACTAATTGCGCCACCGCTTCCGGGTTCGTCCCCTATTTTCATTTTGGAGAATCCAGCCGGCCATCATCGCCGCCGCCTGCAAATCCCCGCCGCCGCTCGTCGTCCTGCCGAGTTCCTGCTTGCGTTCTGCGCTCTCCGCACCGCCCGTTGGTGTCCTGGGCATCGGCCATCCCGCCAGCGGTGCCTGATCCCGTAGCTTCAACTTCGGGTGCAATCCTTCCCATTGCGCCCTGATTACATCCATTGTCCCGCCCTCCCCGTCGCTCTGGTTCGGACTCCGCCACCCACCACAACCGCTGCCTGATGTGCGGCGACCCGATGCCCGCAGCGTTGGTATCACACGTTTTCCCGGAGTTATGATTTCTTTCCATTGATGGTTGTATTCTGGGGACATCATTTATTTTTTCTCCAATAGTTTTTTTGCTATCATCCTTAAGACATCCTCCCCCCATGTTCCCAGCGCACAATTTACCGCATAAGACACTATCCTCACGTTGTGGATAACATACCCTTCTTTTGGATTTATCCTGTCCAGCGAAGGGCTGTTGAATGTTTTTTTCGCTGTCGGGTCGAGTGGGATGCCTGTCAGTTTGCATTTCATGCGAGAAACCAATTTCTTTATTTCCTCCCTGTATTCGTCGAGATTGAATGGGATGTTTTTTTTCGCCGCTCTTGATCTCGCCGTGTTGATAAGCCAACTTGCTACATTCCTCTCTCGATGTTTTCTGTTTTGATAATTTACTTTGTCTTTGTTTTTCATATACCACTTGCGTCTCCACGCATTTATTTTTTCCTTGTGTGTTATTGTATATGCTCGATGTAGGTCTGCGTCGCAAGTTTTGCAAACATTGCGCCTGCCATCCACTTTCGCGTAATCTCGATGATATTGTGTTTCCAAAAAGGTCTTTTTGCATCTCCTGCATATTTTCATTTATACCTCTTAACGATGCTGTGAAATAAATACGGCTGCGAATATGCGGCGCACCAACAAAAGAAGCTGGCAACACAACCGCAAATGTAGAATACGACAATTTTTCAATATCGTTAAATACTCCATCAAGCCATCCCAGACGGATAGCACCCTCTACCTGTTCGCCAAATATAGTCTCTGGGCGAATAGCGTCTATTAAGCTAAACCAAGCGGGCCATAGGTGCCGTTCGTCATCAAGTCCTTTGCGTTTGCCGGCAACGGAAAACGGCTGGCAAGGGCAGCTTCCCGTCCACACTGGCCGGTCGTCTGACCATCCAGCCAGCCTAAGTGCGTGCGCCCATCCGCCAAGGCCTGCAAAAAAGTGACATTGTTTGTAGCCGGCAAGGTCGCCGGGTTTGATTTCTCTGATGTCTCGTTCGTCAACGTGTCCATTTGGTATTAATCCTTCCTTTATTAATTCGCGTAACCATGCCGCCGCGAATTTATCAATCTCGTTGTAGTAGGTCATATTCCCTCAAAACGGCGGGTTGTCTATCGGTTCGGGTTGGATGTTTGAGGCGATGGTGGAAAACGCTTTGACTTGCGCCTTGCGTTGTTTGTCCATATCCCGCGCCAGCTTTTTCATTTCGGGCAAATAACTCGTTTTTATTTTTTCAAACTGCTTATCTGATTTGTGGAATGCTTCTTGTAGCTTGTTATACAATTCCATGTATTTTTTCTCTTGTGTCATAACATCCCCCTCTCTGGTGCTAACTCCGTTATTCTTTGCCTGTGACCGTCAAATTTACATTCAATTTTATGTTCCCCTGCTCGCTTGGTTTGCTTTAACAATTTAATTGTCATCCGGTCAACGTCTGGACGCCATGCGCCCATGACAAGCTGCGCGCTGTTTTCGATTGCTCCGCTATCGCGGGCATCATGCAAATCCACCTCCGTCCGGTCTGGGTCACGTCTGACCTGCGAAGCCATAATAACCACTGTGCCTGTTGTCCGCGCCAAAATCTTCATACCCTCGGCAATCGTGGACATGCGCTCGTATCGTTTCCCGGCCCCGCCCCCCATTAATCCAACGTAATCCACAAGTATCAATCGCGGCTTGGCTTGGATTTTTAACTCCGCCCTAGCGATTATTTCCTCCATCTTTTCAATTGTCATGCGGCTTTCTGGACAAATAAACACATGATCCCAACCGTGCACGTCGAATTTATCCCCGTCTATTGTCCGCCGTTCCACCGCCAAAGTTTCAACTCCTGTGTCTCGCGCGATAAACCTCTCACACATTGCCTCCGGGGATAGCTCCAATTCAAAAAATATTGTTGGTATTGGACGCTGGCTGTATGCAATATTGGTTAAACAGGCCGTCTTACCGACTCCGGTATCTGACAAAAATACGGCTAGATCGCCCGGCAACAAAACCCTTGCATGATGACGCAATGACGGCAGCCATTTCCCTAAGTCAATCGCGTGTTCGTTCACGGCCTGAACTGACCGTTGATAAATCTCGTAACACTCCACCGATGAAAGCAACGGAATATGGACTCCGCGTGTAACCCGCGCCTCTTGAATTAAAATATCTGTTATCGTCCCGGTTGCCATCTCATCGCCTTGCGCGTCTATCAAATCGGCAATGTCCCCGTAAATCTTCGGGACGCGCACCACGCGCAGACTGGCAACCTTGCCCTCAAGCGATTTAAGGACGGCTTGCAGCCACTTCTCCCCGGGAGCGTCATTGTCCGGCCATACATCCACATGTTTATTTGTCAGATAACAGGCATACGCATCTAACCACGCGCTTGA